ACCTCTTCGGTCTTGCGTACATAGCCCGGAAGAAACTCCTTCACAAGCTGAAGCGCGCTCGCCCACGTGAAGCCCTTCAGCGTCTTCAGCTTCGGCGTGCCGGTCCTGAAGCCTATCACGCCGTGGGGCAACTCCAGACTCTTCTTCTTAGCAAAAAGCGAGTCCTTGTTCTCCACGGCATAGGCCTGAAGCACCTCAAAAGCCGACTCGCGTTCTGCCTGAAGCAGCGTCAGTCGTTCGGCATTCTTCTCTCTGATCTTCGCAAACTGAAGTTCCATACTCGCATTGATCTTGCTGATCTCTGCATCGGCCGTCGCATACACACCGAAAGCCTCGTCGGCTTCCTCGCGGCTGACCCCTGTAACAATTACCTTTTTCTTTCTCTGTACCATAATTTATGAATCTTATCGTTAATGTTAATGTCACGTATGTTGCTATGTCATAGCAACAACAATCGCCTTCCTCTCACTGTCATGTGAACCGGCAGGACTCAGACCGCCCTTACGCTCAATAGCACGAAGCTTCACCGATAGCACCTCCAGATCGTTCTGATCCAACTCATAGAACACCTTACCAGCAATACGGGGATCCTTGCACAGCGCATTCACCCGAGTCCAGTCCGTAGTGTCAACACCCATCTTCTGCAACTGATGGAGAACGATGCTACGGGCCTTGCGAAGGTTGAAACGCAACTGCCGACCGGGCTTCAGCATCACTTCCAGCAACCGGCAGACATCCTCATACTCTTCAGCAGTCAGCTCCTTCAGACTCTTCGTCCTGCCCTTCGTCACCTTCAGCAACAGGTCTTCCTTGTATTCTCGCTCATCCCACTTGCCAGGCTTGCAGACACTCTTCAGCGCCACGTAGAAACGAGCATAGTTGAAACCGTCTTCCATAAACGTCATTCCGTTATCACGTTCACCACATCAGGCCGCGCAGCCGCTCCTGTCCACATGAAGCACGATCTCGCCTTCATAGCGCTCTTCCTGCCAATGTATCCACGTATCACGGCAGTCCTGCACGTAGTCCGGCAGTTTCTTACCGTCCCGCAGCGAATGTTCACTCACAAGGGGAATACCGTCAAAGCTCATGAATAGCTCTCCGGCATACTCCGTCACTTGGATCCTACGCATACTCTCGCGCACAATGCCCCCCCGCACACGCTTCTCACGTTCACGAACCCTGCGCGTTCTGAGGTCGCGCAGCCACGATTCAATTCTTTCAATAATCTTTCTCATAATCCATTCTATTTGTTATAGTGAAACTTGCTTGGCTTTCTTCGCATACCAGTAAGCGCGCTGCTCCTGCTGGAACTTACGTTTACTCGCCTGATACCGGCGCTCACGGAGTACCGTATCCACCACATGGCCGAAATCTGTCACCTGACCGATGCAGTCCGCCATCTCCTTCACGATATCTGCCTGCGTCATAACTTTCTCCTTTCTCCCGAAGCTACCCACTCAACGGTGATCACCGCATCCAGCCTGCCGCTGCCGCAGCAGATCGGGCACGCTTCCTTCACCGTATCCTTCTCATCGTCCGGCTGTCGCCAGAACCATCCGTTACCGTGGCAGTGCGAGCACACGTGCCCCTCACTGCGCATCTGTTCCTTCCTCCCCGTCTCCTTCAGAAACATCGGAGGGCTTACCGTAATCACTTGTCTGTTCTTGCTCATATCCTTGTATCGTTTATCGTTAAGTATGTTGCGACTGTGTCGCAACCAAGTTAAAGATTATTCGAAGTCATCAGCACGCCTTCCTCCCATACCGTGTAGTAACTGCCCGGATCACCTGTGGCACGCCCCTGGCAATAGGCCTTGTAGCCTGCCACCCTCACCTTCATGTCGGCCATGTATCGGAGCCTGATGGCGGCCTTCCCAAGTGGCTGACCCTTATACTCCTGGCTCACGAACACAAAGCCCTTCCTCGGGAACTGGTCCACAAGGCCTTTGGCCTGCTCATACGTCCAGCCGCTGTATTGGAACGAGTCGATGATCACAAAGCGGGCACTGCGCGGACGGCTCAGACGCTCGGTCAGTTCCTCGAGCGTGTCATCGGTAACTACTGTGAATCGGCTCTTCACCTCGCTCATGTGAAGATACTTCAGCCTGCGCTGGAACTCCATCTTCACACCTTCCTCGTAACTGACATAGAGCACCGGACCCCACCCGCACAACTTCCTGCCCAGCTGCATCACAAACGAACTCTTACCGCTCGCCGACGGGCCGAGGATGAACCAACTGCTTTCAATCGCCGGATTGCCGAAGGGTTCCAGCCACTCGCCGTCCCAGTCAAAGCACTCGTATTTCTTGGCCTCGATGTTGTCGATGGTATATGCTCTCTTTGCCATATCTACTTCTCAGCATGTTGCGGCTCTGCCGCGACCATTGACAGCATTCAATTTCTCTATCTCTGTATAGACGCGACGCAACGCCCCGCCGGTCTTACGCGCAAGCGCTCCGGCATCCTCTCCTTCAGGGGCGTTCGCCTCGGCCACCACGCGGGCCTGCTCAATCAGGAACGCCTGGCGCTCCTTGCCGTCATCAGGGGTCACCTTGCAGAACCTGTCGCCATAGCGGCTCAGCATCTCGGCATAGCCCACCTTCTCGCCTTCCACGCTGCGCTCAATCTTAGCCCTCAGGCCGTCGGCACCCATCATGTACCAGGCACAGCACCGCTCGGTGGCGTTCCAGAGGGCCTTCAGTTCCAGGAAGGCTTCATACTGCAGGTCACCGGCTTCATCCAGTACGATGATGGGGGTCTCTACGGTGCGGATGTAGAACACAAGGTCGTCGTAAATGTCGGCAAACTTGCCATTGGCACCTACGCCAAATTCACGGGCAATCTTGCGTACCAATGCGCGTTTCGTCTTCACCTGGCTGCAATCCACATACACGGCATTCCTATGGCTCTTCACGTACTCACGGGCAGTGAAAGTCTTGCCGATATTGGGCATGTCGCACATAATTGCACTCAGACTCGAATGCTGGCAGGCACTCAACTGCGCCCAGATATACTTGAACGTGGCCGTCTTGGCAACCTTCCACTCCATGCCCGCACGGAGTTCCACGCCCAGTCGGCGGGCCATCGATATCCAGTTCGACTCGCTCAGCACACGATCGGTCTGACCCTGCTTCAGCTGGGAATAGACGGCCGAACTGATGCCAAGGCTCTGAGCGTGCTTCGCATCGCTCGGATAGTTCACGCGGTTGGCATCCATAGCTGCCAGGATCCGCTGCTTCATACTGCTTGTAATCTCCATTATAACTGTATTTAAATATTGTTCTAAAAAAAGCCGCAGGGTGCCTAGACCTTTAATCCGTGTGGGGCGTTACCGCTTCCACCACCCTGCAGCCCGGGTTAGGCCACTGTGGTAGGGTCTATATATCGTTGATAGCATCTGTCTCATCCTTAAACTGCCAGCCACCATCCTCCACGACATCCGGAGCATCCACGACATCCGTCTCTTCTTCCGTTGAAGGCAATGGCATTGCCGTCTTCTTCACCACGCCCACACGCGCAATGGTATGCTCCTTCACGTACCTCCCGAAGTGGGCTATCTTCTTCTGCTGCTCCGTGAAGATCTCGCGGTCAGCATCAGTCTGCTCCGCATCGGCCGTATTGAATGTACCCACGTTCTGCAGCTTGTCTATCAGCATGTCGTTCTGGTAGATCCACACGTCCACGGCAGCACCTTCATCGTCGGTCAGGTAGTAGGCTTCCACCTTCATGTTGTTGGGCTCCAGCCGCTCGATCACCTCCGTCTGGCTCAGCCACCAGTCACTACCATTCACACGGCAGTAAGAGTTCCTGCGAATCGTGGTGCTCACATGTTCACCTACGTACCGCGCACAAAGCGCACGGTCAAGCGGCTGAAGCGTCGGGTTCATGTTCTGCACCAGCACCTGCCACCGGGTCAGGCCCTTGTATTTCTTCTGGTTGGGATGCAGCGTGTTGTTGAACTGCTCGATATCGGCCATGTCTTCAGCTATCAGCTGCTCCCAGGTGTAGTACTCCTGGTCCTCATAGGTGTCGTTCCTTTCGTCGAAAATCTTTTTCGACTCAGTCCTGTAGTGACGGTCCTTAGCATAGAAGCGACCGATGCCAAGGTGGTTCCGGTGCTCCACGCTCCGTTTCTTCGCGCCGTTCATCTGCTCGGCGTATTTCTCCTGTGAGTTCTGAGGGGCACAGAACCTCACGAACGGGAACATTACACCCGCCTTCAGGAAGGAATCCTTCCACTGAGACATCAGGTGGTTCTCAACCTCAACCTGAGCCGGACAGCCCCAGCCCTTCTTCTCGATCAGACGGAACAGTGAGCGGAAACAGTCTATCACAAGGTCAGTGTTCTTATTCCGGTTGTAAGCATACCCAACCACACACTGGCTCGCCACGTCATAGGCATAGTAGGCCTTCGGACGCTGCTTCGTGTCCTTCAGCTTCCTCGGAAGGTCACGGTCATCAAACGAAATCTTAGAGAAGGAGAACTCAGGAGCATGCCTGTGAACGTGCGGCATCACCTCGTGCATGTACGTGGTCCACGACATCTGCAGGTGGTCCACAAGAACACGGTTCTTCGGCATATTCAGATAGTTGTTGATCGTCGTCTCGCTCAGCACCAGAGGCTCACCGCTCTTATCAGTGAAGTCATCAGGGTTGAACATCTCACCGGTCTCAGGATCATACACATCCAGTTCGCCACACACAAACTGGTTATACATCTCGGCTACCGTCGTGTTGAAAGGCTTGTTTGGCAATACGGCGATACCCAGAATCAGACGCTCCGTCCTGTGGTCAACCTTCCTGGCACTCTGGTTCCCGAACTTGCCGCTCACCAGGCTGATGTAGCCATCACGCTTGTACTCGGCTACCTTCTTTCTGAAACGCAGCGTCGAGGCGGGGAGCGTGTGCCCGTAAAGGTCGCGCAGACAGTCAATAACAGCTGCCATCTCTTCCCAGTTGTAACGGTTGCCGAACATCTTCTGGCAAACCGAAGCACGGTTATACAGACGGATACAGCAGTTCAGCACACTCGCGTTGATGGTGTACTCCTTCACCTTCTCTGCAGGAAGATCCACACCCGTATTCCGCTTGTCGAAGAAAAACGAATAGGCAGCCGCATCACGCTCGTAGTTCTTCTTCACCCACTCAGTCAGTCGAGTACGGTTGCCCTCAGGATACATCTTCTTCACCTCTGCCTTATACTTCTCGGGCAAGGAGTCAACGGCTATCAGCGCATAGTTCTTCGACGAACCGCCACCACGACGCACAATCTCCAGACGCCCCCGCTGGGCCATCTTCTGCAGATTGCCAGCCGTCATGATACCAGAGCCTACCAGGTCATCATAACCCACACAAGCCACTTTGCCGTAATATTCCAACATAAGCTTATCTATATGTCACGTCTCTTCATTGCGATTCTATCGCAGCCCAAACAGCCGCTTAATCCCCTCATAAAGAGGAACCACCGACGATACATACACCGCCCCGAACACACACTCCGCCAGAGACATGTCATCCAGACTCCAGGCAAAACTCATCACAAACCAAAGGCAAACCAACCCAAGCACAAGGGCGATGGCCGTCTTTGCAGATTCATTCAACATCCTCTTCATGACCGATCTTTTTAATGTTACAACACTTACTTACCAATCTCCATACCGCCATACTGCGACTTAGCAACATGCCGGATCTTACGTGCAAGGGCAGTGTCCTTCTTGAAGTTCAACGCCTTGCTTACCATCTCACGGGTGCAGTTCATAGACTCTGCCAACTTCCCCACACCGCCGCGGTCCATCACAATTCTCTTATTCATACTC